AGCAAATCAAGCACCACAACAAAAAGTACAGAATATGGCGAAGTCAGCTTTGTCTAGGAGACAATAATGAGTGATTTAGATAGAATACTGAAACTGGCTGGAATGAACGGTCTATACGAATCAGCACTAAACAGCTTCCTAGAAGTATCTATGGGGGATGACGAATAATGGCTAACTTTCCAACAGCAGCACAGGCAAGAGAACGAGGACAAGGCAACCGTATCATTACGGAAGAGATTATGCTATTGGAACTTGCTATCCTTGACGCAGTTTCTAGTGGTGCTTTGGAAGTTGAGTTTGGTGATTCACTTAGTGACTCCACACAATCCACAATATTGGTAAATGGAACAACAGTCACGGCATCCCCAATGACCGACGATGCTACATATTACAATGTATGGAAAGAAACTTCTACAGACGCCGCAAAGACCGAACAGATGAAAGAAGTTATTGACCATTTCCAAGCAAAGGGATATACAATCTCCCGTAGGTCTTCTAATAACACCACACTTTATTGGTTAATCTCTTGGTGATTCTTTCATCAATATCAATACTATAAAGTAACTCTCTATTGTGACGAAGGACATCTTTCATTTCGTCTAGTATTATTTTCCAATCATCAAGTGAATAACCTTGTAGTTTTGATATGACATCACCAATCATCGTCAAACGTTTGCCATCACTAGCAACATCATCGTAACTTTCATCCCACCATTCACTAAATGTGATATAACCTTCATCATGCAACTGACGCAATCTTCCAACAGGCGCTGCTAATACAAATGGATGATTATTCGCTAATGCTGAATATGTTTTTTCGGTAAGAAACCCTTTTACGGCGGTTTTGTATTCTGTTTGATACGCTGTTTCTCCAATCACACTATAACAAGTTTTATGGAATATGTCATCTGGTAAGTTTCGAATAAGATTTGTACTGTCAAATGGCCTAACTGGATTGCATAGAGTATTTGCTTGTTTTAGCTGTTCTTTTGTGAAACCCAACTCGCCTTTGAAAAAATAATCCATGTCCTTGATTTCCAAGTATGTAAGTATTCCCGTATCATTTAGCAGAGAAGCAATATACCGTCTATGTCCTATATCCTTGCCATTTAGACAAAGATGCGTGTGCGTTTTCTTGTCAATGTTTAGCGGAATGTTATCCCATATGCGAGTAGCGGCATAGTCGTGTATCGGAAAGTAAATCAACTCCAAGTTGTTTGTGCGATGTAAGTGATAGTTGCTGTCGCCAGTTATATAATACCCGTTATATCTCCTATCAAAAAACTCTAGTTCTTCCCTGATAAGAAACTCGGCAGCATGCCAAAAAACAACTGGTAAGGTATCATCTACTGTATATTCTTTCGGGTCAAACACTTGAATGTAAGTGAAATCTAAATCGATATGATTGTCTGTCATGTGAAACCAGCATTTTTCACGACTAAAACTATCAACAAAAAATATTGACATATCGTATTTATTGATATATAATAGTGATATGCTAATCTCAAAATATAACTACAAACCTATTAGTAGGAAAAACATAAACCATAAGCGTCATTACGTTACACCAGATGGCTCACCCGTAGCCTCTGTTACTACCATTCTATCCGCTACAAAGCCGCAGAAAGATATTGATAGTCTAAATCGTTGGAAGCGAAACTTTGATAGACAGCACGGTAAAGGTGCGGCACAGAAACACACACAGGAAGCCGCAGACCGTGGAACCAAGATGCATGCGTATCTTGAGGAATACTGTAAGTCAGATACGATTGAACCTATTATGGAACGCCAAAAGATTCCTCGTGAGAGCATTCTTGAGTCACAGGGATATAAGATGGCGAATATCGTTATTGATGAAGGTCTAAAGCACCTTGACGAATGTTGGGCAGTAGAAGCACCATTGTATTACACTGGATTGTATGCGGGAACAACAGATTGCGTTGGTGTATTTGAGGGTCAAGAATCCATCGTTGATTTCAAGCAGACCAATAAGCCAAAGAAGCGTGAGTGGATTGATGAATATTTCATGCAACTATGCGCCTATGCCGAAGCCCATAATAATATGTTTGGAACGAACATCAAGAATGGCGTAATCCTAATGTGTTCTAAAGATTTACAGTTCCAACGTTTTGACCTATTCGGTCCCGATTATGATAAGTATATGCATATGTGGTGGGACAGGGTAGATGAATATTTCACAAAGATTGCTGCTTGATTGGCGTGAGAAATGGCTGCATAACGGTCATTTGATTGGTCGTGATTTTATGTACAGCCCTGATGGTAAGTTTGTACACGTACTCATCCCCAAAAATGCATCAGGTTTCGTGCGCGGCTGTTTTATAAACGCTGGATGGAATGAATCGATGGCAAATAATAAGCACATATACAAAGAACACGCTATTATTGTATATCGTGATCCATTTGATAGATGGTTTAGCGGTATGGCACAATATTTGTACAATCTATATGGAAAACAGCCAAAGTTATTAGATGATGAAAATTTAGTGAAACATCTGTTTGCTGTGCCCGTGGTAGATGATCACACTGAAAAACAGATATATTATATCCAAAACATTGATTTGAATAACGCAACTTTTATATTACTAGGTAAAAATATCAACAGTACTCTGGCGAACTGGTTCTCTAGTAATGGGTACAATGGTAAGATAGGCGAAAACGATAGAGGGCACGACAGTGCCGAAATACCTGTGAAACTTTCGTATAAACAAAGGTTGCACAATCTGATGAAAGATGATATGCTGCAAACTCTATTTTATAAAGCATATGAAGACGAACTAAACTTTTACAAGTATTTACAAGGTAATAATCTTTTCTACAAATGATAAATACTAATAATACTTGAGGGAGAACTCCAATCGCTATAACTCAGATCAGCCGCATAACCCACCGCAAAGGTACTCAAGAAAACCTACCGCAGCTTGCCGTTGGTGAGTTTGGTTGGTCCGTTGACCAAAGAAGACTATTCATTGGTAATGGTGGTAGTGATGCGCCATCTATTGAAAACGTGGAAATCCTAACCGAAAACTCAAGTATTGGTGAAACTACTAACTACACTTATGCTGATAATGATATTGGATATACTGCTGTTACTGGTGTTAGTTCCAGTTCCCCAACAGTTCGTACCCTACAAGCAAAGATTGACGATTATGTGAGTGTCCGTGATTACGGCGCGAAAGGCGACAGTGCTACTGATGACACAGCCGCTATTAATCGTGCGCTAACTGATCTATTCGTAACACAAACATTCCAAGCCACACGCAGAGCATTATTATTCCCCGCTGGAACATATATCGTTTCGTCAAGTGCTATCAAAATCCCCGCCCATGCTACAATCGTAGGTGAAGGCACAAAGGGTAGCATTATCAAACGCAGTGAAACATCTGTTACAAATGTGGCGCAAACCGCCGATAGCAAGAACCAGATTGGTGCTAACATTGCTACATCCGGTGGTATCGTTCCATCTAATATTTCCGTAATCAATATGGTATTCCAAGCTGGCGCAGAGATTGACGCATTCTTGGTTGACCAAGCAGACAATATGTATTTTGAAAACTGCACATTCCTTGGTAACAAAACATCCCTTCCAACTGGTATTGGTTCTGGTAAGGCTTGTGTTGTTGTTGAAAGTGTTGGTGCGAAATATTCCACAAACATCAAGTTCAACAACTGTATCTTCCAAGACCACACTTATGGTGTGAAGATTGATGATGAAGTTCGTTCAGTTGTATTTGATAACTGCCGCTTTGAGAACCTATGGAAAGGTGCTGTTATCGGTCAAGATGATAGTTCAACATCCCCAACTGGTGTGAAGATTATTGGTAGCCTATTTGATAACATTTATGACCGTGGTATTCACGTGTATGATGGCACATTCTCATCAGCGTTCAACCATTTCCAAGATGTCGGTAATGCTGGTTCTGGTAGTGGGTCACCTAATGTACCTGTTATTGAATATGTAGTAGGTGGTTGCTACAGCATTGGCGATACATTCAACCGTCCAGATGCTGACGATGCTACCCAGCCACGAGTTGAGGTTGGTTCAACTGCATCATTCGGTATGGATAGTGAGCGTGTAAAGCACGGTCAGTATTCCCGCACAAGAGGAACACGAGTAACCCTAACCGACACGGCATCTGCTGTTGCTACAACTGGACTAACATTCAGCGACACAGACGAAACTTATGTAGAGATTGAGTATAGTTTGGTAAATGGCACAACAGTTCGTAATGGTGTTATTAGCATTACGCACGATAGTGGTAACCAAGTGATGAGCGAAGAATACGATGAAAACAACGGTCATGTTGGCGTTCATTTCAGTATTGCTAACTCTGCTGGCGTAACCACATTATATTATTACACCGACACAGGCGTTGCTCCTACTTTTACATACACCATCCGTACACTAGTCTAAATAATGTATGTTCAACCTATCCGCAGAAGATAGAATAATCTATTGGCGACGATTCCGTATTGACTTACCTAAACAAAATACGTTACAATGTTTAGAGAGTGTTGCTCAACTATGGGCGACTGCTCCTATGAGTGGTCAGTTTTTAGCACCTGATTTACCTGAGACTTGGCCCACAGCCTGGGAACTTCTTAGTGATAACTACTATGATGATGTGGGTCTTGCTTTGGGTATGTATTACACGCTATATTACAGTGAAATATTTTCACCAGATGATATTATATATACAGTTTATAAACAAAACACGGAGATAATTAATACTGTGAATATTCATACGTATGTTCTCAACTTTAATCACGGAGCGGTGGTAGATAGAAAACATATTGAACTTTCACCTATTTTTCAGTATAATAGTGAAGACATAAAAACTTAGAGGATCAATAATGACAGAAATAACTGTTGTCAAACGGGATGGCAATAAAGAACCATTAGATATCGAGAAATTACATAAAGTCGTATTTTATGCCTGTGAAGGTATCACAGGTGTATCAGCATCAGAAGTAGAGATTCGTTCCCAGATTCAGTTCTACAGTGGTATCAAGTCAACCGATATTCAAGAGACATTAATTAAATCCGCCGCTGACCTGATTACAGAAGACACCCCAAACTATCAGTATGTGGGCGGAAGACTAATCAACTATCATCTACGCAAACAAGTCTACGGACAGTTTGAACCATGGCATCTAAAGGAACTAGTGAAGAAGAATGTAGAACAAGGTTTTTATGACCCATCTCTTCTAGAAGATTACGATGATGAGGAATATAGCCTACTAAACAGCTACATTCGTCATGACCGTGATAATAACCTTACCTATGCTGCTATGGAACAGTTTAGAGGTAAGTATCTTGTCCAAAACCGTGTAACCAAAGAAATCTTTGAGACACCACAGGTATGTTACATGCTGGTGGCTATGAGTCTATTCAGTCATTATGATAAGAAAGACCGTCTTCGTTGGGTCCGTGATTACTACGATGCTATCTCCAACTTTGATATATCTCTACCGACACCTATTATGGCTGGCGTAAGAACTCCCCAGCGTCAGTTCTCATCTTGTGTTTTGATTGAGACAGATGACTCATTGGATTCTATGAATGCATCTTCATCTGCTATCGTCAAGTATGTCTCACAAAAAGCTGGGATTGGTATTGGTGCTGGCGCAATCCGTGCTATTGGTTCCCCCATCCGTAACGGTGATGCATACCACACTGGTGTTATTCCGTTCTTCAAACACTTCCAAACGGCAGTAAAATCATGCTCACAAGGCGGTGTGCGTGGTGGTGCTGCTACGCTCCATTATCCTATCTGGCATTATGAAGTAGAAGACCTTCTCGTTCTCAAAAACAACAAAGGCACAGACGATAACCGTGTTCGCCATATTGATTACTCAGTCCAGTTCAACAAACTTTTCTATGAGCGTCTAATCAAAGGCGAAGATATTACTCTATTCTCACCAAGTGATGTACCTGGTCTTTACGAGTCTTTCTTCAATGACTACGATAAGTTCAAGGAACTATACGAGACAGCAGAGCGTAATACCAGACTACGGAAGAAGACAGTAAAAGCACAAGAACTGTTCTCATCGTTTATGGAAGAGCGCAAGAACACTGGGCGTATCTACTTGATGAACGTGGATAATGTAAACGACCATTCACCGTACAAACCTGATGTTGCGCCAGTTCGTATGAGTAACCTCTGCCAAGAGATTGCTCTGCCAACTAAACCATTGGAGCATATCTTTGACGAAGAAGGGCGTATTGCTCTTTGTACACTTAGTGCTATCAACTGGGGTAATGTAAGTGACCCGGATCAGTTCAAAAAGCCATGTGAGCTTGCTGTTCGTGGCTTGGATGCGCTATTGGATTACCAGAAGTATCCAGTGGTTGCTGCTCAACTACATTCAAGTGATTATCGTCCTCTTGGTATTGGTATTATCAACTTGGCATATTTCCTCGCCAAGAATGGCTCAACATACAGCGAACCAGACCTAGAGTTGGTTGATGAATATGCGGAAGCTTGGTCATATTACTTGATCAAAGCATCAGCAGACTTAGCCAAAGAGAAAGGTGCGTGTGACCGTCTTGACCACACACGTTATGGTGATGGTATTCTTCCTATTGATACCTACAAGAAAGACATTGATGAACTCGTAAAGCACAAAGAGCGCATGCCTTGGAAAGAGTTGCGTAAGCAGTTGAAAGAAACAGGCATCCGTAACTCCACATTGATGGCTCTAATGCCAGCAGAAACATCAGCACAGATTAGTAACAGTACAAATGGCATTGAGCCACCACGCTCGTATGTATCTGTCAAGCAGTCCAAAGATGGTGTCTTGAAGCAAGTTGTTCCTGGTTATCCACGATTGAAGAACAAGTATGAACTACTATGGGATCAAAAGTCGCCAGAGGGTTATTTGAAGATTATGGCTGTATTACAGAAATATATTGACCAGACTATTTCCACAAACACAAGCTATAATCCAGCCCATTATGATGACGAGAAGATTCCAATGAGTGAGTTGTTGAAGCACCTGTTGATGTGGTATAAGTGGGGCGGAAAGACCCTGTATTATTTCAACACAATGGATGGACAGGGTGAGATTGAAGTGAAAGAGCCAGAGAAGACAGACTTTGATGATGAGAATAACGCACAGTTTGATGACGCAGACTGTGATGCATGCGTGATCTAGAGGAAGATATGACAGTATTCAATAAGAAACAGAAAGACCATACGAAGTCCAAGATTTTCTTGGATGAGCCAATGGGTATGCAACGCTACGAGAGTGTGAAGTATCCCGCCTTTGAAAAACTGACAGAGAAGCAGATTGGTTTCTTCTGGACGCCACAAGAGGTTGATATTACACGTGACGCCAAAGACTTCAAAGAGCTTAGTGAGTATGAACAGCACATCTTCACATCCAACTTGAAGCGTCAAATCATTTTGGATAGTGTACAAGGTCGTTCACCTAACTTGGCGTTCTTGCCTATTGTATCATTGCCTGAACTGGAAGCGTTCATTGAAACTTGGTCGTTCAACGAAACAATCCATAGTCGTTCTTACACATACATTATTCGTAACGTATATCCAAACCCAAGCAAGGTATTTGACGCTATCCACGACAACCAAGAAGTAATGGCTTGTGCCGATGCTATCAGTAAGTATTACGATGATTTGATTCAATATAATAGACAGCATCCTTATGGTGGTAAAAACCAGCAATATGAACACAAGAAAAAGATTTGGCTTGCTATCAATGCTGTGAACGCATTGGAAGGTGTTCGTTTCTACGTATCGTTTGCTTGTGCTTGGGCGTTTGCTGAACTTAAAAAGATGGAAGGCAATGCCAAAATCATCAAGCTAATCTGCCGCGATGAAAATGTTCACCTTGGCGCAACGCAACAACTAATCAAACTACTACCAGAAGATGATAAAGACTTCAAAAAGATTGCAGAAGAAACACAAGAAGAATGCCTAAAAATCTTTACTGATGTTGTTGAGCAAGAAAAAGCTTGGGCGCACTATCTATTCAAAGACGGTAGTATGATCGGTCTAAACGAAAAACTATTGGTAAACTATGTTGAGTGGATTGCAAACAAACGCTTACAAGCAATCAAGTTGCCATCCCCGTATAAAGTTCCACAAGCTAACCCACTCCCATGGACACAGAAATGGATTGCTGGCGCAGAAGTCCAAGTCGCGCCACAAGAAACGGAAATAATTTCATATATTTCTGGTGGAACTATTCAGGACTTAGATGAAAACACTTTTAAAGACATTGAACTATGATTAAAGTATATACAAAAACAACATGCCCACACTGTGTAGAGACTAAGCATAAGCTTCAAGCGATGGGCATTGATTATGAAGAAGTGAATATTGAGAACTTACCCGAAGAACGGGAGTTCTTGATTAGTGAAGGTCATAAGTCTGTCCCGCAGATTTACATTAACGGCAAGGTAGTTCCTGGCGGCAACCAGACATTTCAAACTATGACGGAACGCCAAATCAAAGAGTGGAAATAAATAATGGATGAAGTTTATGACGTTGTTGTTTCTGTTGAGCGGGTGTATACCCGCTCCACTTTCATATATGAGTTATGGGAAAACAGGACTTGATGCCATTAGTATTATGAATGGGAACAAGACTACAACGGATGCGTTCATATCTGGAATAACCGACAAGGACTGCAATACACACCATTTATTGGATGGTGAAGATTATTGTGAAGATTTATATCTAGAAAGCATAGGAGAAGAATAAAGTGTTAGTTCAAAAATATAAAGAAGGCGATATTCTTGTCTTCAAAATGCCAACAGGCGAAGAGATTATTGCTAAACTAAAAGAAGAAAATATGGTGTCGTATGTCGTTACTAAACCGGCGACACTTATGGTTGGTGATGCTGGTAATGGGCAGATTGGTGTAGATATGCAACCAAGCCTATTCTGTATGGACATAAATAATACTGTAGAGATTATGAAATCAGGTGTCCTTATGGTAACAAAAGTTCGTAAAGAACTACAAGACGCATATATCAAAAGTACATCTGGTATCCAAGTAGCAGGAGCAGGTGCATTAGATGGCCTCAAAAGCAGTTAGAAGAGGTGATGTAAATTCAGCAGGTGGAGCAACTACCACTGGTTCTAAGAAAGTCACTGTGAATGGAAGACCATTATGCTATCCGGGAATTCGGGTAACACCGCATCCTTGTTGTGGTAGGCCTGGATGTGGTATTCACTGTTCGGCATCAACATCGGGCGGCAGTAAGAAGGTTACTGTTGAGGGAAAGCCTGTTATTCGGGTTGTCGATGTTGATACTTGTGGGCATCCTCGTGCTACTGGTAGTCATAACGTGATTATAGCGTAGGAGTAGAAGATGGCGTGTCCTGGTGTAGGAATGACTGCTGCTGGTTTTGGTTTTGCCGCTGGTGCTATGAGCGGTGGTGGTGGTATGTTTAGTAAAATGACATCGATTGCTACTAATGCCGGCGGTTCCCTAAGTCCAACAGCAGCATTGGGGGGTATTGCTAAAGCAGCAGCATCTGTCGGTGATCATGTTGGTGATCCTTTGCAATATATTCCGGCAAGCGCCGCAGCCGCTGTTGCTGCTATTCCTGGTGCTAACGCTGTAAAAGCCGCACTTACTGGTGCCGCCCCCGCCGCATTCGCTGGTGCTATGACTAATCCAAGTGATATGCTTTCTTCTCTCGCAAGCCACGCAACAACATACTTACCCGGTGATATGAGTTCTGCTATCCAGATTGCTCAACAAGCATTGTCGTTTAGTGAAGCAAGTATTGATATGATGCCTAATCTTACACGAGCATTAAATACAGGCTTTGGGGAGATTGCTGGAACACTTACTGACTTTACGGACGGTGGGTTTCTTGGAGAAGCATTTAATAACTTTAACGATGTGATTTCTAACGGTCTGGGTAGTCTTACTGATGGTATAGGTGGTTCTCTAACTGAACTTGGTTCATCTTTCGCTAGTTTGGGTAAGTTTGGTGATATGGCTGATATTGGTAATCTAATGAAACCTGGTCAAATAGCTTCGCAACTATTATCAAATGATTTAGGTGATATTGGTGGCTTTGCTAATAAGTTACTTGAGAACGGCATTCCTTTAGATGATTTAACCAACGGTATATATCAAGATAAAATCCAAGGCATTATGAACGGTATGACTAATGTACAGGACTTGATTGATATCAAACAGGTTATGGGGTCAAGCATCAATCTAAACTCATTAGGTGATGTAACAAACTTCCAAAATGTTCTTGGTTCTGCGGTTGGTAAATCCTTTAGTGACTTTGGTGAAATGGCTGAAAAGTTCACTTCCATAGAAGTAGGAAAGTTGGCTAATGTGGGCGAGCTTGGTGAAATGATGAGCGAAATGGTTGATTCGACTGACCTGAACTATGTTATGGCTGAAACAGGTTTCTTATCACAAGCTAACTTTGATGTTCTTTCTGGTATCTACGGTAATGGTTCTGGTCCAGATGGTTCTGTTCTTATGCGTGATATGTTGGGAACAAGTGCTGGTTACGGACACGAAGTTTTCCTTGATAGTTATAAGCAAGGAATGGATATACTGGACAGTGATGGTACAACAGGGACACTTGCTACAATGTATGATGAACTAACCGCTGGTCTAAATGGTGATTACTTGGATGTTCCTGGAGATTTTGGTGGTAGTGTTGATATTACAGACCCACGTTCAGGTAGTGTATTCACAGAAATGGAAGCATTTGTTACAGCAAAAACAGCACAAATCAGTAGCGAACTAAATGGTATTGTCAATAGTGTATCTACGAATACACAAGAACTACTAACAGTTGTTGGTAATAACTGGAATACAAGCGCGGCACAGTTGGATAAAGAAGTATCAAACTTGAGTTTGTCTGATGTTGATGTAAGTCTTGTTACTGCTGGGCACAAAGGAAGCATTCTTTCATTTGCCCAGCAACTAAACCAATACGGAGCAGATGTTAAAAATAAAGGTGAGTTTTTTGCGAAGACAGCACAAAATAACCTTACTGGTGATTTCCTAAAACTAGCATTGCGCGAAGGACAAAATAGAGCATTACTAAACGCTAATGATGTGAAATATACTGCCGCCTTGGTAGACGAAGAAGAAGATATTGAGCCATTTGACACTAGTGTTGGATAATATATAGACATATTCTTTTTCATGAACCAATAAATAATAGTAGATATTATTCAATAATATCACTAACAAATAAGCGCAGAGGCGATAGTGATGAGTGAAAGAAGAGGCCACAGTAGAAGGCAACCCGATAGTTCACAAGAGAACCATACGGATTTGTATTCACTGCTTGCAAGGATTGATGAGAGAACTCTAGACCTTGGCAAGAGGCTTGACCATTTAGATAAAAGATTAGAAGAATACATTACAAGGCACGAGTTTACGCCTGTAAAACTCATAGCATATGGGTTTTCGGGTATCGTGTTCACATCCGTTGTCGCTGCCCTAGTAGCAACGGTGTTGACATAATGTGTAGAAAAGTATCAGACGTAAATCTAAAATCCCCATCCCATATGTATGCTATAACATTAGTAGTCGGAACGTGGCTTGCCTGTTCTAGTATTGCTGGCGCATTTGCGGTAGATTATAATGGTATGCGAACATCTGTGACGCATATGATTTCCGAAAAAATATCAAAAAAACCTATTGACATGGACTACCACGACGATATATAATAAATACATTAGAACGTTGAAGCAAACTCAACGCTATACTGGACGGGGATGCAATTTCCCCCCGGTCCACAAAGCACATTTTGCGGAGTGTTCTTTGTGGGCCGGATATTTAGGATCGACAGGTAGTTAATAGGTAAGTGGAGTTCTCGGTAGGCGATGACCGTAAATCAAGCAAACACAATAAACGCAGCATCTAACGATAATGCTATTGAGGATATCCGCCTAGCGGCATAATCTTCTTGGGTTCGGTGGGTTCCTAGAAACAGAATACCCACCATTTTATTATTGACAAACTAAAGTAACTATAGTATAATGGTCTATGAAATACAGTAAAAACTCAAGTATAAAGGGAGTTGATACTATGTCGTAGATAAATACTTACAAGTCGTAAGACGGAATATATGATATATTATGGGGCTGATCCCTACAGTCTATAGTTTAGGCAAAGTGTCCTAATCAAAGAGGTGTTTATTATAGTATATATGAAAGAATACATATACTAAAAATGTAGAGTTTCTAGTATATTTTAGTCAAAAGGGAGACTAAAAATAGTCTCCCTTTTTACTTGACTGATACCATATTATATGGTATAATCATCCATCAACATTTATTACAGAGGAGTCCAAAATGGCTAAAGGAAAAAAACCATCAGGTAAGACTTACGTATCAAAGGGTGAACGCCGCAATGTAGCAAAGTCAATTACGAAGGCGATGAAGCGTGAGCGTACTGGTGGTGAAAAGATGATGTATGCTTTGGAAGCATATAAGAAGGGTTTCAAGGTCAAAAAGTTTGGTTTTGATAGCCTTCCAGAATATCGTTTCAACCGCTATGGCGGAACAAAAAAGTAAAATAATATATTGACATATCACAGGAATGTGGTATAGTAAATATATGATGTACTCACCAAAGAAAATAGTCTTGCTTCTTACAGCAAGCTTTGTAGTTGGAGCAGTATCCGCCAAAATGTTTTCGGAAAAGGCTACTGCTTCTATTCCCGATGACGCTCCTGTTATTGAAGCAGTTCCTATTGAGCGTGTATTGGAAGTAGGACCGTTAAAGGCTACTGCTTCTATTCCAGATAACGCTCCTGTTATTGAAGCAGTTCCCGTTCAACGTGTGTTTGAAATAGGACCGTTACCAGAACCGTTTCCTTGGGAAGAAACAAAGGGAACAATCCTTGATTGCGAACAGGAACGCCAGAGTGAGCGTATTGCTTTGGCTTGTAATATCTATCACGAAGCCCGTGGTGAAACTCTTAAAGGTCAAGTTGCCGTTGCTTTGGTGACTCGTAATCGTGTGAAATCTGAAAAATACCCCGATAGCTATAGTGAAGTGGTTTGGGAAATCCGCCGTTCAGCCAAAACCAAACGCCGTGTAGCACAGTTCTCTTGGGCGTTGGATGGTAAGCATGATAGGATTTACGATATTCAATCATGGAGAACTGCTTGGGAAATCGCGGGTGATGTTATTGCTGGTAAGTATAAAGACTTTACCAATGGTTCTTTATGGTATCACGCCAAGAAGGTGAAACCAGTATGGCGTAAAAAGTTTGAGGTTGCTGCGGTTATTGGAGAACATATCTTTTATCGCAAAAAGTAATAAATAACTTTATGTTATTGAATGAACTTTTTAATAAAACGCAGACTTTCGTAGTTGAAGGCGGGAAAGTGTTCAAGGATGCAGATAAAAATCCGCTGACACAACGTATTAATCGTGATGACGTAGAACCAACTGTTCGCTGGTTAGAAGATTTAACTGGTCTAAGTTTAGTTGACAATATGCTAGGCACCACTGGCAAAAAAGACACAAGTGGCGATTTAGATTTAGCAGTTGATGAAAATGAAATAGATAAAGATACACTAGTAAAAATTCTTTTACAAAAAGGTGTTGATAAAACAGACATCAAGAAGAGTGGCGACAATGTGCATTATAAGACGCCAATAAATGGTGAACCAGTCAATGGATATGTACAAACCGATTTTATGTTTGGTAATCCACAGTGGCAAAAGTTTAGTATGCAAGGCAGTGGTGAAGAAAGTAAGTTCAAAGGTGTTCATAGACACATTCTTCTATCAAGCATTGCGAAAACTATGGGATATAAGTGGAGTTACAAGAACGGTCTTGTTGACAGAGAAACCAATGCTGTTCTTGATGGCGGCAAAAACCCCGTAATAATTAGCAAGACTTTAGGTATTCCTATTCAGAATCTAAATGATGTTGATGGTATTATCACGGCTATAAAAGACCGACCAAATTATCAAGAGTTAGTAGCAGACGCCAGAGAAACTTTTGCAAGAGACAATCTGGAACTGCCATGAGATTTTTTGAATTCGCCAATCCACTCGTAGAGGATGAACTACTTATGGAAGCTGCCCGTATCCAACACGCAGAAGATGTTGTTTTTTGGGAAGGAAGTAAGGGTGCAATAAGAGCATTGCATAGTTTGAGAAATATGGACAAAGGCTCCCATAAAGATACTACTATAAAGTGGGATGGTAGTCCTGCTGTTATTTTCGGGCGTGATGAAGAAGGTAACTTTATCTTCACTGATAAATCAGGTTTTACCGCAAAAGGTTATGATGGTAAGGCAAAGAGTGCAGAACATCTAGAAAAAATGCTAACGAGCCGCCCCGGTTTCGCCAAAAATCCAAAAGGGTATGGTCCATTTATTGCTGCAATGAAATCTGCCTACAATAGTTTTGAAAGAGCAGTTCCGTTGGATTACCGTGGATTCTTCAAAGGAGACATGCTTTATTTCACTACACCGAAAGTAAAGAATGGCGAATACGTTTTCACTCCAAACATCGTAACGTATAGCGTTGACGTAGACAGTGAGCTAGGAAACAAAATAGGTAAAAGTGTAGCTGGTGTAGTTATTCATAGACAAGTTGGGCCAGATGGAACAGAAAGTCCATTGGATGGATATGACATATTCCAAGGCGAAGAAGTTTTGGTTGTCCCACCGGTTACCGTTGAAAAGGAACCATTTGTTCCACATGATAGCTTGAATATATTAGAGAAGATTATTAAGAAAGATGCGGCGGCGATTGATACAATGCTTGACACTGATACGTTACGTGCTTTGAAGATAACTGATTTCCCCCAAGTCTTGTATGCCTATACCAATAGTAAAGTCGATACAGGTCTTACCGAAATGGGCAAGGATTTTGGTGCGTGGCTAAAGAACTCGAAACTAAGTGAACGAAAGAAACAAAATATCGCCCAATACATTTCCGAAAATAGTGCTGGATGGAAAGCATTATGGGAAGTTGTCGGTGGCATTATGAAAGCAAAAGACGAAATAATCTATGATATCGATTCACAAGGTAGTACTGTCAAACAAAGCATTGCTGGACAAGGCGGCGGCGAAGGTTATGTCTTAGCCCATCCAGAAGGCGATATAAAACTAGTCCCGCGAGAATACTTCTCAAAAGCAAACCGTGCAGCAAGGATGACATAAAATGAGCGACATTTCATACTTACGCAAACTAATGGATGCGGTTGAAAACCCGTCAAAGATTATTGCTATCTATCCTGGTCGCTTTCATCCTTTCCACAAGGGACACGCAAGCGTATATGATTTCCTCGTTCAAAACTATGGCGATGCTTATATCGCAACATCAGCAAAGGTAGACCCACCAAAATCCCCATTCACATTTGACGAAAAGAAAATGATGATGGAGTTTTCTGGTGTCCCAGCCGATAAAATCGTTCAGTGCCGCCAACCATATGTTCCAGTAGAAATCTTACAAAACTTTGATGAAACTGTTGATAAGGTTGTATTTGCTGTATCACAGAAGGATATGGACGAAGACCCACGTTTCCAGTTCAAGCCAAAGCGTGATGGTTCAGCACCATATTTCCAGCCTTGGACTGACGATGAAAGTATGCAACCGTTCAGTAAGCACGGTTATATTCGTGTAGCACCTACACTGGACTTTGATGTATTGGGTGAGCCAATGCGTTCCGCTACACAGTTGAGGGCACAGTTCGCCCAAGCAGATGGCGACACACAAAAAGCAATCATTGAAGACCTTTATGGTTCTTATGACGAAACCATCCATAAGATTATGTATATCAAACTAAAAGGAATGAGATAATGAGACTTCACGAAATCACCGAAGGCATCCTTGATCCAGATCAAGAGTTTATGCAGCGTTTCACATACGCTGTTGAGGACGCCGCACGTGAATACGCAGAGTTTCTAAAAGACAATAACGACCAAGACGATCCAGAAGAACTTGCTTCTATCCTTGAAACATTCTTTGAGGAAGAAGACCTACCCATTACCGTTCATGTTGGTGAGTCTGGACGAAATGCTGTTGATTGGTATATCCAAGCCGCACAAGTCACAGGTAGTGGCGAAATGGACCTGATACTTGACCCTGATAGTATTGATGGGCATTGGGGTCCAGAAACATTCATTGATGTGATGACGAAAACATTTGAGCATGAAACAATCCATCTACAACAGCGTGATCGTATGGGTGCAGACAAATATAACAAACTACCATCTGGCTATATGAAAGGTCTAAAGAAGGCAGAAAAAACAGGTAAAGAGCGTGACCTTATGAGAACCTATTTCCGTGACCCACAAGAGTTGATGGCACACGGACACGACATTTACCGTGAAGTTATCAAACTTTCTGATCCAGAAGCGGTATTACGAAACCCCGAAAAACACCGTGAAGACCTACCAACATACGACAAACACCGCCAAATCTTCCCACCAAACGCCAAACCTTTACAGCGTATGATGAAATACGCCTATCAATATTTCCAAAAAAACGCTTGACATAATCATAATCTGTGCTATACTGTATACAGATTGATGGAGATATCTATGTGGAATGAACCCCCCAACAGCTTTACTTTCTGTGACGAGAATGCTTCCCCCGAAGATGTGGAACTGTTTCTTGGTCCTGATCCCGAAGAAAAAACCACCTTCATTCGTTTTGGTGAAGACTTCACGATGGCTGATGTAGCCGTCGCCACGGGCAAGTTCCCGTCCAAATCACAGGCTCGTAAGAATGGTTGGGATGGTGATATCCCCACTGGTTTCACTGAAAAAACTCTTGGTAAGAACGCCAAGAAGGTTCACATCTGGATTTTCAAGAAGTTCGACTAATGCCACTTGACCTTCACGGATATCACACCCACGATGGCTGGAAACGCTTTATGGATGAAGTGGATGATGCCTATGATCGTGGTGTAAAATCATTCAAAGTGATCACTGGCAAAGGTCAGATGCGTGTAGAGTTTCGCATTTGGGCAGAGAACCATTCTAAAGTGCGTAAAGTTGAACTGAACAAAGATGGCGGAAGTTTCAAAGTAACATTACGCAAAAAACCACTTGACAAATCCTAAATCTGTGCTATGATAAATACATAGTCAGGAGAAAACAATGATTGAAGTCAAAGTAAAGAATGTTGTCAACGAAGCCACTGGTGAAGTGGAAGAAGTTATCGTCAATGAAGAAGAAGTTGCCGCTTACCTTGCTGAATCCGAAAAGGGCATTGAGGAAGCGGAAGTTATTGCTCCTGAGAACTTCTTAGAACATACCCGTAGCCGCATCGCAGAGCGCCGTAAGCAACTTGGAAAATAAATGCGTTTATGGGAGTTCATAACAGAAACGAGCAGAGGCATTACTGGCATCAAAGAGACTGATGGTTACATCGATTCTTTGATTGATATCATAGACAAACATCCCGCCGCTGAAAAAATCATTGAAGATGCAATGAAGAAGTTCATTGCGGTAAAGACTCGTGATTCACAGGAACCTTACAACAATAAGGATTACGGTCACCAAGGCGTACTGAAAGGTTATAAACACGTTCATCTTCTAAAAAGTAATAAAATAAGCAATGGTACGAACCCTGTGGTTTTGTATTATCGCATTGAGGCTGGTATTCTTATTTTGGTTCATATACAGTTTCATATCAACGCCGCCAATAGAAGTAGTGAAGATAAGCGTTTAGTCAAAAAACTACGCAGAGCAGAACAGAACGATACATCTATGGTAATGCCAGTAGATGACCCAACTGAAAAGAAGAAAACACAAGGCGACTATAATCAACAAAAGAAAGACGATTATAAAGACCAGCAATGGTACAAAGATCAACAAGAGTTCTATAACCACTAACAAAAGAGGGGCATATGCCCGATCAACTTACTAAAGAACAGTTCTGGCATATCCTGTCTTCGCCGATTATTGCTCGTCAATGCGGCACTTGCAAATACGAAGATAGAGAAGGGGATGAATGTTTTCATCCTACTGCTGCACGGAAGCCATTTGAGTTTATATCGGGGCAGATGGTTGACGATATCAAATGCTCTGGTTATTACCATGATGGACTCAGTTTTGACCGTGAAGTGTACGAAGCGGATTGGGGTAACCATATCGTAGACCTTTGGGAGTGGAACGGTGAAACTTACTAATAAAGAGAAGCGTTTATTTGACTTTCTCAAACGACAGGCTATTGATGTTGAGCCTGTGAGGTCTTCCCGTATCGTTGCTGCTGTTGTACTCAATGGGCAGATTATTAGCGTTGGGAATAACTCAATGAAGTCCCATCCGTTTGCCGCCAAGTATGGTAAGAATGAACACGCCGTGTTTCTTCATGCTGAAACGGACGCTATCAAAAAAGCGTTGAACCATCTTGGTCCCAAAGATTTTAGTAAAGCAACGCTATATGTCCAGCGAGTAAAGCGACCAGACCCATCTAGGAAGAGAGGTTGGGTGAATGGTTTGTCCAAGCCGTGCCGTGGATGTATGAAAGCGGTTGTTGAGTTTGATTTTAAAAAGGTTGTTTATTCAACCGACGAAGGATATGAAGTCTTATAGACCCAATGCCCACTTGTTGTTTAGGTAGTTCTCAACGTTTCCAATCTCAACAGAGTTTAGTGTTCGGTCAAAGATAACGATTTCAGCAACATATCCTGTGTAGTTATTGGCATTTGCGCTATCCGCGCCGATAACCATTACGTTATTCAAGCTATTCGTTGTGGTTGTTCTTGTTCCAGCAAACCCTAGTGTATCTGTTGTTAAATCGTAACGGAATACTAGGTTTGCGGCATCTGTTCCCGCAGTACCGTCATATACTAAAGCAAAAATATGGAAGTCTGTGGTATCGCCAGCATTTGTTCCTGTTCCGGTGAGTGTATTTGTTCCATCGTCCATACGAACATTCCATGTGCCGCCACTGTGGTAGATTTGTAGATCGTCTTGACGGGTAGTAGTCAAGTATGATGTGCCAGCGAGACTCAATGCTCTTGCTACCACGAAGATACTGAATCCAGCAGCACTTGCCATATTAGTGAATGGATTGATATCCATGTAATCGTTAATACCATCAAACTCAACATAGCCGTAACCGTTTTGTGGCGTGGTGTTTTCGTATGTTGGTTTGCTGCTGCCTGTACTGTTTGCGTTGTGTGCATAATCTGATTTATCGGCCCATTGTGTAATCTGACCTTCATCTGTAGCACTTGGGATATATGTAGCGGTATCAGCACCATCATACCAAATTTGTAGAGCAGTGTCGGCGTCAGTAACTGCATCATTTGGGTCTTCAACAACAGCCCCTGCACCAGATACCCAGGGTCTATGTGGGACCAACGGGTTTATAGTTGTGCTATCGTCCACTAGGCTATTTCCTGTGTATGGACGAGCGAGAGCTAAAACATCATAAGTATTCCATTCTCTAAAGAAGGTTGCGGTATCGTCACCGTCTGCTTGTCTTTTTTCTTGTGCAATCTCTAATCTCATAAGTTGGTTGTTTTCTTTATCTGCTTGATTTTTAGCACAGCAGTCAATGTAATCACCTGTAGTAAGACCTAATGATGCGAGGGTATCTCCGCTATTATTGATGTCGTTTATTACTCTCGTGTTTCTCTCGCAGATTGTGTAGTAAGCGGAACTCAACCCTTCATCTGCTGCGATAGCAGTAAGAAGCTGAGACATAGTTTGTCCATCATCAATGACAAGAGTATAACCTTGTCCAGTAAGTCCTTTGTAGTTTAGAGTAATGTTAGCCATATCTATATTTATAATATATTGCAAGTTATCGTCTGTATATGTTAGAATAAATACTGTATGAAAAGTACTGCTGTAATGGGCTGGCTTGCCCTCTTTATGTCTTTAGCTATCGCCGCTTGTGCGGCGTATTTTAGTATTGCTGGTTTGGCGGTATTGTTTGCCGCCGCTCTCATTCCTGTTATCATTATGGCTACCACGCTGGAGATTGGGAAGCTCGTAGCAACTTTCTTCCTGCATAGATTTTGGGAAGAATTGCCGGGGCAAATAAAATATCCAATGACAATGATGGTCGTTATTCTTATGCTTATTACGAGTATGGGTATCTTTGGTTTCTTATCTAAGGGACACATTGAACAAGAAGCACCAGAAATCTCAATGCAAACTGAGATAGATAACGTTGATAATCAGATCGGTTTCCACAAGGGTGCTATCAAGGACATTGAGAAAGACCTTGCACAAATTCGTGAAAGTCTAGACAGATACACTGAATTAGGTGCTGTTACAAAAGGTCTAGCAGCACGAGAAAAACTACAAAAAGATATTGACGGTCTACGAGAAAAGATTGCTAAAGAGCGTAAAGAAATCCGTACCCTTGAAGAAGAGAAGTTAAATATTAGACAACGAATAAATGAGATTGAAGCCAAGCTTGGTCCTGTAAAGTACGTTGCAGAATTATTTGGCTTTGACCTCAAGGAAGACCCGCAAGGTAAGGGTAAAGCAGTCCGTATTGTTATTGTGCTATTCATGCTTGCTTTTGACCCGTTGGCTATTTGGCTGGTCATGGCTAGTGATTGGGCTTTCCTAAAGTATCGCAGAGAAAGAGAAGAACTAGGCTTAGACGAAAAAGAGGAAGAAGAGCGTCAGCGTAAACTAGAAGAAGAAGAGCAAAGAAGACTACAAAAGATAGCTGAAAAAGAAAAAGAACTAGAAGAAAAACTATCTAAAAAAAACCTGACCAAAGAGGAAGAAATGACCGAGCTTGAGGAAGCATTGGTCCAAGTGTATCATCAACTAGAGGAAAAAGAAATGGAACTAAAAGAGTATACCGCAATCCTAGAAGAGCTAGGTCGCACGTTGGATGAAAAGCCAACGGAAATTGAGAAAATCGTTGAGATTGAGAATACTGAAAAACTAGAAGAAATGGTTGCCGAAATTAACCAACTTGAAAGTCAGAAGATAAACCTAGAGCAAGAAATGGAAAGTATTCGTGCTAGTTTGATGACAAAGGAACAAGTTGCAGACGAGCTAAAACAAGCTTTGGTAGAAGTTAGAAACGAACTAGAAAGTATTCGCCAAGAGAATAACGCTCTCAGAAGTGACATTGAAGCACGTGATAATGCAGTTGCTTCGTTGAATAAGAAATATAATCTTGTTGAGAAAATCCCAGGTATGGTTCTTCGTCCCGACACAGGTACGCCAAAAGACGCTACCTTTGGTACAGATTTCCCATCTAACCCAGTAAACGGTCAGCAGTTTCTTCGTGTTGATGAACTACCAAGTAAACTATACAAGTACGATGGTTCCCGTTGGGTAGAAGTTGTAAAAGACGTTGATGTTGAGTACGATGAACAATATCTACAGCATCTTATTAACGAGTTGGGAGAAGGCAACGTTGAACTTGACGACTTGAGCCAAAAAGAACAAGAGGAAATCCAAGCCTTATTAAGCAAAGACGATGTACTCGGACAATAAACTTATCATAGTTTCTTCTCCTACGTACTATCACGGCAATGTACCAAGTCTTATGCTTTATGATATAGAACCCGATGATATGAAGATCATTATGGAGATTCTACTTGATTCGGATATCGTTATGAGTGTTCATTTGGGGTATTCCGATAAATCAGAGCGCGAATGGTTGTTAAATACTAGTAGACAGGTTGACAGAACGATTGTTAATCTTCAAAAACATGATTTGATTAAAGGATTTATATTGAATTACCCCACTGTTTCGTATTATAATAATACACACGATATAGAGTCGTTGAATATGAACCAACTAACTGATCCCATCGATTACATACTGAGGTTTGTGCATGAGCAAAGAGACGAATGAAAAGAACTTAAACTGCGACTTTTGTGGAAAGAACCGCAACGAGGTCGATAAGCTTATTGTGGGCAACGATACAAGCATTTGTAATGAGTGTGTTGATCTATGTCATGACATTCTTGAGAACGATAGGTTTACCAAACTAAAGAAAAACCTAATCAACAAAGACTATCTAAATCCCATCAAAATCAAAGAACACCTAGACAAATATGTTATTTCACAAGATAAAGCAAAGATTGCTTTATCCGTTGCCGTAGCAAATCATTTCAAGCGTATTAATCATCCCCCCAAAGACCTAAAGATTGAGAAGTCAAATATCATGATTGCTGGTCCTACTGGTAACGGTAAGACTATGCTTGCCCGTGCAATCGCGGAATATCTAGAGGTTCCATTTGTTATCGCTGACGCCACTACTCTTACAGAGGCTGGTTATGTAGGCGATGATGTAGAAAGCATTATTTCCCGTTTGCTACACGTTGCTGATTACGATGTGGAGAAAGCACAGAACGGTATTATCTTCATTGACGAGATTGATAAGATTGCCCGTAAAAGTGAGAATGTATCTATTACCCGTGATGTATCTGGTGAAGGCGTACAGCAAGCCCTATTAAAACTAGTAGAAGGCACGGATTGTCGTGTAGCACCACAAGGTGGGCGTAAGCACCCATCACAAGAGTTGATCAATGTCAACACAGAAAACATCCTATTCATTGCGTCTGGCGCATTCGTGGGACTTGATAAGATTATTGAGAAACGCAAAACACCAGGTAGTATCGGCTTCGGTGCAACTATTTCTGAAAAAGAAAAAGACACACTAGAAATGTTGAATGATATTGAACCTCACGATTTCGTGAGTTTCGGTCTTATCCCTGAGTTCACTGGTCGTTTCCCTGTATTCACTCATGTTGAGAAACTTGATGCGGCTGATTTGGTTCATAT